GCCTTGATGATGGCGTGCTTGTTGGCGGCGAAGTATTCGTTGCGCTCCTTGGAGCCGACCGGGAGGGACATGAAGGTCGCAAGGTGGTCGACGGCTTCGGCGGTGGGCTTGCCATCCGCGGGGCTGAGTTCGACCGGGGAGACGCCGACGGAGGCCACGATCTTGGCGGCTTCCTTGGAGGCGCTGACCTTGGTGGCCTCGTGCTGCTCGACGAGGGCCTTGAAGGACTCGGACTCCTTGACGGCCACTTCGAGGGCGGCGGTCAGCTCGGCGAGCTTAACGTCCTTGGACGCGGCTTCGACCTTAAGGCTTTCGAGTTCGGCAGAGACGCCGACCGTCATCTTCTCGACAGTGGAGCGGAGGTCGTCGCGCTCGGCGGTGAGGCCAGAGACAGCGGCGGTGGCGGCGAGGAGTTGCTCTTCGATGGTCATCTTAGTTTTGCGGTTAATGGAATTAGAAGCAGACTGTTCGCGGTCGAGTTGCTCGACTTTTGCCTCCGCCCACTCGGCGGTCCGCATGATGTCGCCGGAGGTCGGGCCACCCCACAGAGCCCACGCCACGGCGCCTGCTCCTGGGAAGTCTTCGCCGCTGGGCTTGTTGTTCGGGGCGTCCATGTCGGCCTTGTGTCGGCGGAACCAAGGGCCCATCCGGCGGACCTTGTCCTCGGACACTGAGCCGTCGGCCATCTCGCGGGCTTCGCGTAGGGTCTTGTCCGTCACGCCGTCGCCCGACTTGCCCTCGGCGTGCCACTCAAGGCCGCGTCGAGCTGCGGAGGATACGTAGTCGGGGACACTGATCGCCATCAGAACGAACGCAGGGCTTCGTTGAAAGAGTCGGCCAAGCCCGTGACTAAGCCTTGGGCGGCGGCCTGCTTGCCGGAGAAGACCTGACCTTCCATGGCCTCGGCCTTAACCATCTTGCGCTTCATGTTCACGGCTTCCTTGAACTCGGCGTGAATCGTGTCGACGCCCTCTTGGAGGTTGCCCATCTGGCCTTCGTCGAGGGACGTGCCTTCGATGCCAGCGCCCTTAAACTTGCCGGACTTGATGACGACCATTTTAATTCCCGCCATCTTGGCGGCTTCGGAGTAGTCAGGGATGGCCATGTAGACGCCGATGCTTCCGACTGTGGAGGACGGGCTGGCGACCACGCGGTCCGCAGCGGAGCCAATCCAATAGGCAGCGGACGCCATCTCGGAGTCGGTGTAGGCGAGGGTAGGCTTGCCGAAGGAGCGGACCTTGTTGGCGAGTTCCTCGACGCCGGTGACCGTGCCACCAGGGGATGAGATTTGCAGGGCGACCTTCTCGACATCGGGGCTGGCGGCGAACGCGTCCAGAGCCTCGGAGATTTCGTTAACGTCCACGGCGCCCATCATCTTCTCGAGCGGGGACAGGCCCTTGCCGATCACGCCGACGACCGGGATGATGCCGATGCCGTCGACGACGTAGGGCTTTGGGGCCACGCCGAAGAGTTGCGCAAGCATATCCGTGAAGCCGAACTTCTCGGCGAGGACGGCGTGGTCCTTGGCCTTGGCCGGGTCGATGAGAAGGGGCTCGCGGCCCGACAGTCCGTTGGTAAGGAAACGCATGGTCTTAGGAATTGGGTTGGTCGAGCTCTTCGGGCTCTTCCTGGTCAGCGGGCTCGTCCTCCATCTCGGGGGACTCGGGGCCTTCCTCGACGTCTCCGCTGATCGTGCCGACCGGGGTGTTGGACGGACGGAACAGAAGTTCAAACGGGATGCCGTACTTGGCAGCCAAGTCCTTAATGTGGACCATGTCGGAAGCCCGCTTGTCCATCTCGGTGCGGAAGTCTAGGCCGCGCTGGGCGTAGAGCTCGCTCATCGAGAGGAGGCCCATCTCGACGTCGGCACGGTCGTTCGCGGCTTCACGGCCAGCGTCGACGGTGACGGACTTCGGGGTCGTCCAGGAGACGCGGTTCCAATCCGGGTCGTCTGGCAGTTCGCCGGCGGCGATGCCTTGGCCGATGATGTAACCCCATGTCGGAACGCAGAAGTTCTCGATCATGATGGTCTGGTACTTCGAGAAGACGCGGCCAGCCTTGGCCGTGATGAGGCGGACGGTGGCGCCGCCGAGCTTGGAGGAGTCGCCGACGAACTCGTAAGGCAGGACGCCTTGGGAGATGTCGCGTTCAAGCGCCGCGAGGAAGCCGGTGAAGGTGGCGTTGGGGCGGTTGCTCTGGAAGGACGTCATGTCCTCGCCAGGCTCGAGGGCGATAAGTTTGCCGCCCATCGTGTTGGCTAGGTTAGAGTAGGAACCGGCACCCGTCGCGCCGAGTTCGTTGGCCATGTCGCCGTCGATAATGCCGCCCTGCTTCTTGATGACGCGGGTCACGTCGCCGTTGTCCTTCACGGCCTGCTTTTCGAGGGCGAGGATTTCCATCTCGTCTTGGATGGAGTTGATGGAGTGCTGGAGCAGCGGGACGCCACGGGCGCCGGACGCGTACTCCTGGTCGACCACCATCATCATCGACTGGGCGAGAATCTGGCGGGACGAGCCGTCGGAACGGTAGATGTTCACGGCGATATACTCGCCATAGGGACCGAACTGGATGCCGTCATGCATGCCCTCGGGCACCTTGCCTTCGAGAGGGTCGCCGACGCGATGGGCTTCCATCAGCTGGAGTTTGGCTTCACCGGCGCCGTTACGCACCTTGGCGGCGAAAGAGTCACCATCGCGGATCATGCCGCGGAGAAGGATGGACTGAGCCTGGTAAAAGCTGAAGCGGTTCGTGATGTCGATGCGCTTGGCCTTCTCCGCAAAGTAGGCTTCATAACGCTCCTGCATCTCCGGGGTCGACGCGTGGCTCTGCGGCTTGATGCCGTCGCCCACGGTGTATAGGCAGATGTCGGCAAGGATTTGCTTAAACAGGCCGGAGTTACGCTCGGCCCAGCGGCACTTGCGGACCATCGTCAGGCGGTCGTAAGGGGTCAGGTCACGGCGAAGGTCGCGCGGTTCGGCGCCGTAGGCCGCACGGCGGGCACGCGTCACGCCGATGCTCTGCCAATCGCCGTAGGAGGCTTGCGGCTGAGGAGCGGCAGGCATGGCCTTGGGCGTCTTAGGACGCAGGCTGACGGTCGGAATCTTCTTGCGGGTGGCCATGGAAAGTTAGTCCTGACGGTTCTGCCAGTCGGTCGAGATGATCGTGCGACGAGCGCCGTAGGTCGAAGGGTCGAGGCGGCTGAGAGCAAACATGGCCTCGGCGAGCATCTCCTTCGGGGGCATGGCGAACTGCTTGGACGCGGACGAGCCGGAGTCGGAATAGGACATCAGGGTCTTACCTTCGGTGATCATGGCGACCGCCTTGGCTTTGATGTCTAGGAGTTCGCACTCCGTAAGTCCGATAAAGAGTCCAGAGGCCATTTAAACTTGCCGAGAATGGAAGTTAAAAGGGGGGTGCGCCGCCCAGCCCACGCCATGAGTCTCTTCCTCCCACGACACTAAACGACGCACCCTTGCATATAGCGTGCCAAGGGTCATGACGGTTGCAAGTCGGTTTCGGCAGTTTCCCGACCGGCGATGCCCCAGCGGACTGCGGCCAGCAGGGCGAGGATTTCAGTATCGAGAGCATGGTTATCGCGCTTGCCCTGGGGAAGTATCCACATGGGCTTGCCCGTGCGTTTATCTTTTACGCGCACCTCGGCGCTCAACTGCTCGACATACTCGGGGGTGGCGTCGAGGGCGTAGCTCCAGACGCGGCGAGCCCGCAGGCCGTGCAGGAGGTCCTTGCCTGCGGTCGCCGAGTGCACGATTAGGATGGCCCGCTGCGGGATGCCAGGGACGACGATGGACTGCTTCTCGGAGTAGAAGCGGCGGGTGGTGTTGCCGGACTTGTCCGTCACGGCGAAGTCGTCGGAGCCTGAGCCCTTGGCCGTCTTCCAGTTGCGCTTGGCCGTCTCGCGGTAGACCTCGGTCGTGTTGTCGCCGGAGTCGACGAGCACCATGGCGTGATGGACGCCGTGCTGTTTGGCGAAGGCTTCGACGTTGCCCCATGAGTCGATGCGGGCAAAGGCCATCAGGCGGCTATGCCCGGTCTTGGCCCATCGGCGGACAGTCACCCAGAAGTGGCCACGTTGGACGTCGACTCCCATCGTGCGGAAAGGGATGCTCCCGGGCACGGCGTCCTTCTGCTCGACGACGCGGGCCTTCGGGGTGATTGCGGCCTCCGCGTCCCAAGGGTCGGACATCTTGTAGTTGGCGGCCTCCGACAGCGCCACCATCTCGCCGCCCTCTTCGCTCCAGGGTAACGCGAGCCGCTTCTGCTTGAAGATGCGCCGCGGTTCCTCGTCGCCGTATTGGTCGACTGACTCCTTGGCTTTGAGCATCAGGACGCCGAGCTCGCCCCAGCTCATCGTCGCTAGGCTGTTCCAATGCAGGCCGATGTGCCCGGAGTTTGCGGCGGCCGATGTGGCTACAAACGTCCCACGCGCGTTGGCCTCGAGGCGGCTGGCGTTTGTGTCGGGGAGGTGCGTCCGACAGGCCGCGCACTCGTAGGTCGTGCCGACGCTGACCTTGTGCAAATCCCATGTGCCCGTGGACTTGGCGTCCTCGGGAAACCTGATCTGTTCCCAGACCCACGGCTGAAGGTGGTCGCACTTCGGGCAGCGCATATTCCAGTCACGCTGGTCGGTCGTCTCGTGCAGCTGATGAAACTCCTGCCCAGCCCGTCCGCCCTGGGATAGGAAGATGCGTTTGCCCATCCAGCCGAAGGCGGTCACGCGCGCGCTCAGTTCGGCCAAGTGTCCGGGAGGTGCCATCCAGCACTCGTCGGCGATGGTGTAACGCAGGGACAGGCGCTGAAGGTTGGCCTCGTTCCAGATGCCGCGGCAGTAGAGCGTCATGCGGTCGAAGTCAGCGGTGGTTGACTTGTCGAGGTCGTCGCCCGAAAGACGCGACTTCACCGGCGGGCAGTTGTTCCAGACAGGGCGGAGGTAACGAAGGGCGAAGTCCTTGGCCTCGGGGTCGGTGGCCTGTAGCACCATCGTCGGCCCTGGAGCGTTAGCGATGATGTGACAGGTGAGCAGGCGAGCGAAGAGGGACTTGCCCGACTGGATGCTGGCGAGGACGGTCAGAAGTTTCGTCTCGGGATCGGCGGCGATGCGTAGAGCCTCGGCCACCCACGGCGTGCGCTCAGAGCGGAACGGCCCGGGCATCGGCGAGTCAGGGATGGCGTGCACGTTGGACTCCAGCCACTCGACGACGTCGCCCGAATCTGACGGACGCAGGACGTCCCGACCGATGCGGAGTAGGTCGGACTTATTCATAAAGCCCTGCCTCCTTGAGCAGACGATACAGCTCGTCGGACAACTCCGACCACTTCCTCGGCTTGCGCTTGAACGGACGCGACGGCTTCGGCATCGGCTTGCGCCTGGGCTTGGGCTTACGCTTCGTCATGGGTCGAAAGGTCGGCCTTAACGCGGCGCACCCAAGCCTCGAGAACTTTCACCGCCTTCGCAGGGTTCTCGGGGTTACATCCTTCTGCCACATCGAGGGCGATTTTGTCGAGGCGGTTGACGATGCCCGCAGTCATCTCGCGCATGGCCTCGGTCGCTTCCTTCGCGGAGATGTAATCCTTGGTCAGGATAAGCCGACGCTCCTGCTCTTCCTCAAGGGCCACTAGGGTCTTGAGGGAGGCGTTATAACTCGACTGATACTTCCCCTGGTTAGGGTCGCCCCCTTCCATCGCGGCCTGCCAGACGCCACGCGCCCGACTGACCAAGGTCCGATGTTCGCTGATCGTGTCAGCCAAGGAGCCGTCGTCGAGCTGCGCCGGTGCGGCCTTCGGTGCCGCGGCCCGCTGCACGTTTGCCCGGGCTTCCCGCCACGCCCGAGCCGCGTCGATGCTGTCGGTCGGCATGCCTTCGCGTCGAAGGACCGAGATGCGTTGCGCGGTGACGCCGAGCGCCAAACCCAGTTCTGAGTTGGTTAGAGCCATGGTTTGTTAAACGGCCTGTTTTCGCTCTGTGACCCCACGAAAAACC